CCCGAACCATCACTTTAATCGTATCGAGGAACAGCTGAGACAATGTTTTGCCTATAGCCATTGCAGCTTTCTCAGCATCACCGGATGCAAAGGTCTCGCGGATCGATTCCAGCAGGATTCCAAATACATCACGCACCGTCACGAATAAACCTGAATCATTGATCAGCTTCGAGAATTTCATCCACTCATCCGCGAACATGGACATGATGCCCTTGTAGGTTTTGGACATGCGAACCATGCCGCCCATCGCCTTCTTCTCGAACAGCGATATCACGGCTTCCTCGACCTCTTTCAACCCCTCTTTAGTGGATCGATTGATCTTGTGCCCGATCTCTTCTGCAATGTGGAATGAGGTTATACCGAATGCCTTTAGCCGTTCCATTTCTCCGGTAGTGGCTCCCGCGATCGCCATGGCAGCATCTTGAAATGGCTTGCCGAATGCACTTGCCATATCACCGGCAGCAGTCAGAGCACGCTCAGAATAAACGCCGAATGATTCCATGATCCGGGCCGCATCTACTACGCCCGGCAGCTGGAACGGGGTAGAGGCCGCAAACGTGAAGAGCGATCGCATTCGCTCCTCAGCCGCAGCAGTGGAACCGAGAAGGGTCTCCCATTGAACTGTATAAGTCTCAAAATTAGCGCCTGTGTTGACAATTCCCATTAGGGCATCTTTGGCCCGGTTCGCTGTCTGGACTATTTGCCCGAGGATTTTCTTGCCGACTTCAAGCGCCTGATTGAACTCAGTCCATGAGTTTTTCATCACGGACAGTTCCTTGGTCCCATGCGTTTTTATATTTAGGCCAATCGTGGCTGACATCCACTACTCCTTCGCAGCGACCTTTTTCTCTAGTTCTTTATTACGCCGGTGCTCAATCAGAATCGCCACGCCCCGGACATGCTCAAGTATTTCCTTCAGCACCCAGGGCCACTCGGAAACGGCCCCGGGAACTGGTGGCTGGTGCCAAGCTGAGAGTCCTGCCTCCATTGACAAAACGGCTGACAGATCCTCTGCATCAGACCCGAAATATTTTGAGCATATCGCCTTGCCATCTACCTTGCAGCGCTCCTCTATGAACTTGATCGTGTTCTTTTCAGGCAGTCGCTTCTCGAATTGCTCCCGCGTGAATAACACGGGCGGCAAACCATCTACGGAGATACAGCGGTGCTCGGTGTCGTCCCAGCAGTGTCGTCCTCTTTTGAGACCCTTGGCTTCGCAGTATCCGCAGGACCACATGTCTCCAAGTCCCTCTGCCTTGGTCTTGCGTCTGGCTTCTCGGACTTCGAGGAAGAGGGAGACACTTTTTTTAACTTCTCCAAGGCCTCCACATTCATGATCGCCGAGATCAGCTCGCCGCAGCAGACTTGCGGCATATCTTCGAGCAGACGCTTGATGTCTTCGTACTCGGTCAGCGTCGGCTTGTCTGGATAGGGTGAGTTTTCCACCTTCGTGACGAAATGAGCCATGTAAGCGATCTGCTCGTCTGTCATCTCATCAGCCTTTTTTGTTGCCGTAGCCAGATCCGCACGAGCGGCTCCCGGCTTGACAGTGGCCAATGTGACGATTGCATTGTACCGATTCATCTCCCGCGTTTTCATGTTCTTGATATGAAACACGGCCCGGGGGTCATCATAATCGGTGGTCAGTTCAATTGGCACTGGGTCGAAGTACAACCTCATATACGCCTCTTTTCTCTCTTTACTGTACTGAACTCTCTGTCCATGCTCTGTGCCTGGTGCTCTCAAGCCCGCGAGGTCAGCTCGTATCCTCCATGCGTTCCTCGCAGTCTTTGATCGCTTTCTGTTTGCCATTGCTAAATATACGGGCTAGCCGTTGAACCTCCCGTACTCTTCGGAACAGCAATATCAGGAACCGTGGTTGATCCATCATCAGACGTGGCTGCGGCGAATGTGTACTCGATCGCGATCCCACCAGCGACCTCTGAGGGCTTACCCCGGTCGGTGATCTTACACGGTAGATCGTAGTAATGGGTCGTTGCGTTGAATTCCAGCCGGACCGATGTTAGCGAGTTAGCCTCATACGCATCGTTCAGATCCACATCGCCCTCGTCACCGGTCATAAAAACAGTAACCTTGCCATCATATCCCCATGAGCTACCAATGATTCTAGGCGAATAATCGGAGCCATCCGAGGCAGATTCAGACGACAGCTTGTAGCCTGATGTCAAGTTCAGCGAACCGGAAAGGGCATTGCGGAAGGTTCCGGCCAGTTCCCACCGACAGTCATGGCCGAATAGCTCAGCTGAGTTGTCGACTGTATTAGTCGCATAACTGAGGTTTGACGGCACAGTCTCTAAGCGGGCACCATTGCGACCTATGAAGTCCATCTCTCCTGTACAAATTGCACCTTCGGAATCAGGGTCACTGGTCGGAATGGTCAACCGTAAAGCAGTCGGGACACAGCTCTGTGCCTGCCAGCCTACGAACTCGCCTGCCGTTCGATCAAACAGACCTTGTATTTCTGCATAATTGTCCGGTGTTGGATCTGTATCAAGCCCGATAGAGTAGTGTGTCGTGTTATCCGTGATATTCCCCTGCCACAGAAGCAGCATGAAATCACGAAGGGCCAGCGGCGTCAGCTCGAATGACAACTTGCCCGCAGCCCCTTGCCGCCCTTGCCGGTATTGGTAGCTCTGAGGCAACCTAAGCCCCATGCCACCAACACCCGCTGGACTAGATATTTTCTGGCCACCGAAAATGCACTCTCTACCAGTGTCCTCTCGCAGTTTGATTACATTCGCAGCCGCCGGTGACGTTCCTGCATAAGCCGACATCGGACCATGAAACGCGCCCTCAAGCTGAAATGGTACTCGTACTCCCATCTGAATATCCCTCCTATAAGGCCGTTCTATCTGTGTCCATTCGTCCAACCATGTCAGCATAGCCAGTGAGCAAACAGACCATAAACGTTGAACTACTATCATCATTCATCTGCTGAGGCTCGCTCATATTGGGCAGCTTCAAATCAGATACCAAACCGTCCAGAGTGCGCCTCTCGTCCGCTAGAATCGATCTAACCTGGTCGGCATATGCTTTAGCCTGTTCCCAAGCTTGGTCGCCCCTGCGAGCTTGCCCGGCCACTCCGACCTGAATCTCTAGCCCTACCCTGACCCGGAAATTGGAACCTTCGTTGCTAGTGGACTCATCTTCACCCAGGGCAGCGAACAATCCTTTGCCTCGGGTGCCGTCTACTTTCTTGCCGCGTATGATCCGCTTAGCAAATCCATCTAATGCAGCACCGGTGGCAGTGTATTCCTCGAGTATATTTTCTATCCCGCGAGTCACCAGTAGCGCCGGAGATCCAATTCGGGCAAACATCGCATCCCACCGGTCGAGAGGATTGGTCACGACAACATAATCCATTGCCAAGCCAGACATATCAGGACCATAGCCACCATTGGCAAAAGACTGCCCAACCTGTTCTCCAACTACCGGGAAAAACAAGCCCGAGGATGCCAGAATCTTATTATCCTCATCAGCTATCTCTTCCGCACTTCCAACCCATTCTGATGCCTCGGCATCGGCTAGCGTTCTGAAAGCATGCACGCAGACCATCGTATCACTGGCCGGAGAGAATGCCCGCACATATAGATCTTGGACAGATGCAGCATACCATTGGAGCCTATAGTTTAAGTTGACCAGATCAAAATAGTCACCATCTGCCCTGGTATCTGTTGGCCACCACGAGGGGAGCCGAAACGTCATTCTCATCTTGCTACCTCGAACATCCGCTTTTGTGCGGTTGCCTCAATCCACTTCTCATCCCCGCGCTGGAATCCTTCAATCTGTCGTGCCGGCCGCTTGCCAAGTTTATATGAGCGGCGGACAATAGTCCTGCCCATACCGATCGGGATAGCAAAGAACCCACCGGTCGGGTGAGTTATGATCCGTCCGCCTGGCTCTTCTGTCTGCAAGTATTTCACAGCCTTGTGTGTGTTTCTCAGACTGCATTTCATTGATCCGTTAGATGCGCCGACTGTGCCGTTGAACTTATATGCTTCCTCGATACTCGATTTCGAGCGGTTGTGTTTATAGAACACCCTGCTGTCTGATTTGACTAGACGGACGAGAGGCGAGTTCTTGGCCCACAACTTAAAGCCTTTTCCATAACGACCGGGCACCCGGCCACCATTGCGGAACATCGAAGGAATGCGGTTGTCGAGGATGTATTTCCTAAACAGCTTTAGCAGCCAAGACAGATTCTTAGCTCGCTTCTCGTAGTTAGCGATCGTGGCGGCTGTTTCCTTCATGCCTCTGGTCTTTATGGTGATCGTCGGAACCACTAATCGCCCTCTCGTGATTCTATCGTGTTTGGTTGCCAGCTTTCAAAGTCGCCCACAAAGGTCTCGTGGTCTGGCCGGACCTCCGGCTCGTCGTCGTATTCTATTTCATTCGATTCCGCATCGGGATCAATCCCGATAGTCCTCCGACCATTACATATATCATTTAGAAGCCCATCCGCCTCTGCTTTCAGTGCCTTAGCTCTCTCGGTGTCTCGCCCTGAGAATGCGGCAATGAAGCCCCCGAATGCCATGCGCACGGTATACAAAGCAGCGATCAGCTTGATAAGTGAGCCCGGTGTCGTAATTGGCACCGTGAAGCCTCTTGCCTCCAGCCTGCTATCGATAATCGGTTGGGCATAGATATCACACCAGTTGGTTAGCTCTGCATCAGTGTAAACCGACTGGCCGTCATCATTGTTGAACACATCATCTATCTCGCGGATGATCGCGGCTGTTGTGTAGCTCACTTCTTTTTCCTCCCAATCGTCCTGAATGGGTGATGATACTTGGCCCCACGAGGCAAGCTCTCAAAATGAGCCGGTGCATATCTCTCCGGCCACAACCCACGGAACAATGCGTCCCACTTCTCGCCAACATATTTACGGACGACCTCGAAACAGATCCCGACGCAGCCTGAGCATACTGTTCTCGCCCGACCACCATCGAAGATTGAGACGAATTTATTTCTCGGCACATTGAATATCTCGTTGAATGGAATATCGATCAGCTGGCCTTGGTCGTAGGGCCTGAGAATCATACTCCAGGCCGCTTGCTCCAGCGTTAGCTTCACGGCTTCCTTTTTGAAATCCTCAAATCGCGGTCTGTGGACTGACCAATCCTGCTCGCTTTCAATCTCTTCCCAACTATCCCACCGCCCATGTGGAGTTGTCATAGAGAGACACCAGTCAGTTCTGCTTTCTAACATCATGTGATATTGCTGAACGGTCAGTCCCAGCCGCTTTGCGCCGCACTCAAGCAGTCCGTCCTGCCTGGCTTTTTCGATATATGGTCCGTGCAATTCGCCGATATATAATCGGCTATGCGTTGCTCTCCAGTGCTTGAATCCTTTCGCCCACTGATAAAGCTGTATCCCTCGACAGGCCAACCATGACTTGGGATTCTTAAATAGATTATAGTGACCAATCGTATTGATCACGTCTCCGCATCTCGGATTAATACTCGGTTTCATGGCTACCTCGTATTGAAAAGGGGAGCACCCAATCCTGGCCTGGTTGGGCCTTGCGAGCACTCCCCCTCTGGTTCACCACCGGCTCGAATCAACTAGCGCTGGGGCGAAGTCGGGTTCTTTGGCGGTTCATTCGATGGAGCATCGGATGACCCCTCGGTGATCTTCTTTGCCTCGGCCTCAGCCACTTCCTTGTTCTCGGCGGCTTTCTTTAACACCGCCTCGACCTCAGCCAGTGCTTTCTGGTGTTTTGCGTATGCGGCCTTGGTAATGGCTGCGCCGCCTTTCACCAATTGCTTGCCGTGAATCTCTTCAATCATGAACTCCTGACCCGGCTTAATCAGATCAAGACCCTTGTTGATGGTCTTCACGGCTACGTATGTTTTAGTCTCTCCCATTGGAACCTCCGGGTTATTGTTTAAGATGGCCTATGGTCATCCACTACGTGGTTGGGCCAAGACCCGTCAACAGATAACCAGCGTCCGCCGAGACTAGTTTCGTGTCTGAATTTTCCTTGCCGTCGACAATGATGTTCTCGGTGGACGTTTCATTCCACTGGCGAATGCTACGACCGGCCTGGAACGTATAGGCGGCTGACGGCATCTCAACAGCAGGTGCTGGAGCCACATAACCGACCCAGCAGTAGTCCTGGCCCCAGATGTCCGTGTAGGTCACATCAGCTTCAGCGGTGCCTTCAGGATCGGTCGTGTATTTACCCTTGCCAACAAGGAACTGGCTAACGCCGAAGAAGCGGGCCAGCATCGATTCGGTCACGACCTGAGGACCATCACCACCAGCGCCGAACAGACTTGCTAGCACCTGAGCATTCCGCTTGATATATCGCATATTCGCACGGCCCACGGCAATCGTGTTAGCTTCGACACCGATCTGATTAGGCACTGCCTCAAGAGCCAGCAGAATGTCATCGATGATCGTGGCGGTCGCTATCTGATCCCACTTCACGCTAACAGCAGACGTGTTGGTGAAGTTCGTGGCTGAGAACATCAGAGCAGCTGTCACCAACTCCCGCTTACGCAAGATGTTGCCGGTGACAAACGAGTTCTTGTTGAATAGAAGCCGGTGGATCGCATCAGCGTTCTTCCGGGCTCGCTTGGTGATTCGGGTGGCAATACCATGTTCCTTCGTCCGATAGCTATCGGTCTCGGTTCCATAGTCTGCCAGAGGGGTCGGATCACCTTCTGGAATCAGCTTGGCATAGTTGCGATACCAGAAGGACTTGAGGAATTTCAGGAAGTCATCCGTCTCATTCGCTACCGTAACGATCGGACAGATTTTCGACGCGATGTAGTCGGTGAGATTTTGCTCAATCTTGTAGCTCATGTTCGTGAGCAAACCAGACTGATGCCGTTCTTGTGCAGCGGCCATGTTTTTACCTCATTTCAATCAGTATTCTAGACCCTCGGGGCCTTTCGTTTAGTCATACTTCTCAAAGGTAGAAACCGCTCACTGCTTCCGCTTCGATTAGGATCCTGCGTGGAGTAGAGACACGTTGGTGATCTCCATTGCCTCGATCACGCGGACTGTTCCGCGAGTGTCTGCCGCGATATCCTCATGTGCCCTGGCTACGGCGATAGAGCCATCGGTGGCAACGATCAGCTTGCCCCCAGTTGTGGCCTTGAGATACTGCCCAGCATCCGCGCCGCCGGTTCCGATCTCGGCGTCGGTATACTCAGTTGGCCCGGCAATCTCGGGACCCTGGCCAACCGCACACGCTTCTTTCATAACGCCGAGACCGAGAACGCCAGTAGTATTAACCACCACTTGGCCGCCGGTCGCGCCATAGCCAACATAGACAGCCGTAGCCAATGCAGTCGGCACTGTCATTTCAGGAACGCCAGGTCCGCTGTATTTGATTCCGCCCATTGTAATCCTCCAGAGTTATACGTTCTATTTCATCGATTCACCTAAGCGATCGATCGTCTTTAGCCTAGTGTATTTTTCACATCCGAAGGGGCATCGCCCTCGAATTGCTTGTGACATTTTTCCATCAGCTCTTTGTTCCGTGGATCGTTTTCACAAGCGGCCAGAGCATCCGGGTACTGCTCAAGCTTCATCTCGTGATCCTTCATGTACTTGTCCACGAGTTCGCCGAACTGTTCATCCGGTGGCAGTGCAGACTCCTCGGGCTTCTTTGGATCGCCCTCAGGATTCGGCGTGCCCTCTTCCTTCTTGGAATAGGTGCCTTCGGGAACGGCTGACAGTGCTGAGATGACTGCCTTTCGTGCGTTCTCATCGGTCAGAGCCATTAGGTTCTTGGTTTGTTCGTCGACCTCTTTCGGATCGATTCGGCCCTCGGAGATCAGCGTTTTAATAGCGGAATTTACGTCCCGCTCGATCAGCTCTTTCTCCTTCGCCTGGTTTGCCTTGGTGGCCTCGGCAAGCGCGTCCTGGCCTTCCTTCAGCTTTGCTTGCAGGGCCTCCAGCTCCTTCTTGTCCATTTCATTATCCTCCAGATCAGGTTCTTCGTCGGCTTGGGAGGCTCCCACGCCATATGTCATCAATTCGCTCGTGGCCTTCTTTGCCGTTGTCTTCATGAGTTCCGGCTTCGATTGCCCGAGGCATATTAGTTCCGCGTTTGGATCCATCGAAAATTCATCGACCGCCTCCATCAACGGCTTCATCTTAGCCATTGCGGGAGTCTGAACGCCTAGCAGAGCCAGGCCGGCAAACACTCGGTCATAATCCTTCCCGGTCGTCGGGTCTACATAGGTCCGGTAGAATTCAGGCGACAAACCGGTGTATCGTAGTGCTGTTATCTCTCCATAGAGTTCAAACGGGACGCCATAGATATCACAGAGACAGTGCTCTGGTCCGTCTGGGCCTTCCCGGTAATTTTCGATATCGCCCATCGATGGGCCTTCAAATACATGTTCGATCTTGAACTTCGGCTTCACACTCCGGTGGACTTCTTTGTCATTGGTGATCGTCCGAGTGAGATCTGCTTCCGAATATTCGCGCCCATTCCATTCACCCACGACAGCGCACTCGACACCCATCAGATCGCAGGTCTTGACCCCGGTCTCTGCATTAGTGTGGTGGATCACCTTGAAATTTTGCTTGAACTTGAGCAGGTTCGTATCGTCTTCCGGCTCGAGCCCGCTAGCGAACTTCTCCACCCACCGGCGGGCTTCTTGCTCTGAGTACTTGGTCGCATCGAAGCCGTAGGCATGGGTCAGATAAGCGCCCTTATCGTTCAGCCCGACTAGCTTATACACGTGGTGAGAGACATCGTAGGCGTAGAATTCACCGGCGGGGAACTGCTCCTCAGGGCGAACGATCAGCGTGTGTATGTGAATCTCTTCCTTGCCTTTAACCTTCTTCTGTCGTGCAAAAAAGCTGGCCCAAGCGTCTTTTGGAGTCATGATTTTTCTCCCGTCTGAGATTACGCTGTATCATTTTGCAGTCCTCAGCGCAACAATTCTTTATCCACCGAACCCCGAGTCTGGCGGATTTTTCTTTCTAGCTCTAGGAACTGAGACTTTCACACCAAGCGATTTACGCATCTCCTTAGTGATCTGGATCAGTGATGACTTGCACCGGAAATGCAGCGGCGGAATGTTCCCGGTCCACCGATCATCGTTCTTCCGCATGGTCATACCAGCCCGACTTAAACACATGTCTGTATGCTCATTGGCTCTGCCGAGGGTGAACTGTAAATACACGACCAGCTCATTATCCATTGCCGAAGCGAAGGTCTGCTCATTATGTGAGCGATTCCACCCGGTCTGCATACGCGTGGCACCCTGGCGTGCTTTCAACCGCCAGACAGGTTCATAGTCTTTGCCGGTTTTCTTGGCTGCTTTCTTCTTCCGGCCAGCCTTCCAATCATCGAGCTGTTTCTGCTGCTTGGCATATTCCCGGGCACCCCGGCGCTGGTTACGCCAGTAGGTCAGATCCTTTGCTTTCTGAGATGGTGACTTTGGCCTCTTGGCGAATGTGTCCAGTGAATCAGACAGCTGATCGGCATTCTCAATCGGCTCCAGGCCGTCCATAATCACCCGTTTGAGCTGCTCTCCGACCGTTTCCTGAGAGATGGGTGTTCCAGCCTTGCGGGATCGCAAAGCCTCAGCCAAGACGGCCTTACACTTGCTCTCGATCTCCAGCACCCAGGCGGTCCCTTCGATCAGGGCGTCGATCATGATCTGCCTGGTACGCTTGGCCGACACCTTCACTTCGGCCTTATTCAGTGCTTTGACTGTCTCCCGGTCACCGATCGAGTTGGATGAACGGATCAGGAATGATCGGTTGTGGAATTCGGTGGTCACGGCGCCATCGATGAACACCTCGTACATGAGTCTCGCTAACCGCGTCCGCTTCGGGAGTCTAAAACTCTCGATACCTGCCAGCGAACGCGGAGCTATTTTCCCTCGCGTTCCTCCAGCTCACCAGCAATGTCGGCCAACGTAATACCGCCAATAGCAGACCAGTGGTCGATTGCATCAGCTTCCTCAGTGTTTATCGTGTCATGGTCGAACAGCTTCTCTAGCTTCGTTTTAGCCTTCGCTGCTGCGTGGAGATCCTTATGGCCATGCTCACACTTTTCCGGTAATTGCGGGAATGAATAGGTGACCGGTTGCTTGAGCTTGCCCTCGACCGCATCATTGACCATATAGAACAGCGTGTTTCGGTCTTCCGGCTCCATGCCTGGCGTGCTGATCTGGCCATTGAATTGACGACCTCCGATGATGATGTCCTCTGAGCTTGGCGACTCAACCCCGAATGCTGACCGGGTAGCATCCTCTCCGAACGTGACACCAATCTCAGACAGCAATTTATACAGCTGGGCCTTCTTGAGCAGATCCTCTTTATCGTGGGAGTTCATCTGGAACTTAGGACAGCCAACAGTCGGCCCGAAGTTTAGATCGTGGTTTTTGCGTATCAGCTGTTGGGTCATCGTGTCGTCGATATCACCGTGGATGTGGCCCATAACCCAGCCGAATTGAGTACCGGACTGGTCTATCGTCTGAGCCCGTGATCCTGTCGGCCCCTGCTCAAGCACCAGGGACGGTAGCAGGCAACATCTTGCTTCAGCCCGATTTGCCATCACCATGGCCGAATCAAACATGTCGCCTGCATCCTTGGTCTTAGGCTCCTTGATATCAACCTCTAGGCCGTTGGGAATAACCGAGGCTAGATTCTGGTGCAGCTGCTTCAGGTAGCTGAGGAACCGCGTACGCTCGCCCTTTTTCGTCGTGTCATAATCAGCCTTGCCCACAACAATCGGCAGGCCGAACCGGTCACACACCCGGCCCCATGACTTCAGCACCAACGACTTGAACACATAATACGGATAGGCCGGATAGAGCAGCGATGAGCCATAGGGATTATCATCAAACGGTCGGTAAGCGTAGTACAGAAAATCTTTCAGCGGCATTCGATTGTACATCTCGCCGCCTGCATCGTATGAGAACTGCATGATCCCTTCGTCCAGCACATCACCGTATGAGTCGGCCTCGAACCCCAGATACTTCTGTGACTTGTGCTTGACCTGGGAATATGGAATCTTGCCACGCCATTCACCCTCAAGAATTGGATCGTCCCACAAGATCTCGGCACCTGAAAAGCCGATGAACATGGCATCGATCATATTGAGCAGCAGTTGGTTCGTGGTACCTCGGATGTGGTCGAAATTCTTTTTCTGCCAGTCTGCTGCCATCACATCCGGGCCGTGACTAGGATCGGCCGGCACTATGTCGTGCCCCGGTGCAACGGTGGCGAAGGAGACATAGCCCGAGCCCGAGGCGATCATATCATCACGCCGGACCATGTTTCGGAAGATCTCCACCCCCTGTTCCCTGGCCAGCTTCTCAGGATGCACCACCGGCATTCCTTCGAGCATATAGCCATCGAAGAAGAGAGCTGACTTGAGTGATTGGGTTTTGTGGAGCTCCGAAGTAAGCGGCTCCAGCTCTGCCATTGCCGCCTTATACATCTCCCGCCGGAGCGCTGCGTCTTCTCTCTCGTGCATGGTTTCCCGGTTTCGGGGTTTACTTCTGAATAGTCGGTCGAGTAGGTTGGCCATCTCTCCTCCTAAAAGGCTTGGAGTTCTTTCAATGATCCCTCGCCTGAACTAAAGGCAGTGTAGTCCTCCAGTTCGAGATCATCGTCTTCGTAAGATGCTATATCCTGAATCGGCGAGATTTTCCAGCAGAGATATTGAAGGGCATCTGCCCCGTGGGAGAAGATATTCTTATCTGGCTTGTCTGAAATGATCCGCCCATAGTCGTCTGTCGGGAATGCGTAGCGCTCTATCACGGTGATTAATCGGTCGAGATGATCTCCTACAATCAGCAGCGGAACCACATTACCGTGTTCATCAATCACGGTCCGCATGAACTTGCAGGTGTTGGAGATAAGGTTCTGAGTAGAGACGCCAACGCACGGGGAGGGCTGCACCGTCACGCTATATTCAGCCCGCTCAGATTTCCTGCTCATGTGATCGCGCCAGCTCTTGAGGTCCCCATGTCGTTGGTCTAGAATATAAGGATCCCCAATATCGAGCATGCGCGATCGTACGGTATATTGCTCTGCCTTGGCACCCAAGATGCGCCTGTAATAATACGCTGACCTATCACCGCTCTCGATGTAATCAAAGACTGTAAGCTGTGGCAGGTTGTTACCGGCCTGAGTTTTGATCCACTTGACATGACCGATTAGAATGGCCGTTCTGCCAACTCCAAAGTCATAGCCGCGCCAGACATCCTGATTCGGGATGTAAGCGGCCTTGCCGGTGTAGAGATTTCTGTCCCACGAGTAGAAGCACCTGCCCTGCTTAGATCCGCCATATTCGATATTGAGCTCTGCTGCTATCTGCCGGTCGGTCAACCGCTCGCATGCCTTGGCATACCAGCAATTTACGTGGGGCTCTTCCGGCCCATGGTTGCACAATCTCTCAGGGTGGATATTCCATGGCGTGGTCATAATCACCATGCCGCCGTGGTCCTTCTCCCAGCGCAGGCGAGAGAATACATCCTCCCCGATATCATGGTCGGGGTGGGGCGTCGAAACCATTATCAGCGGGCCGTAGCAGGCAGTATTCATTGAGCCGAGTATTGATTCGCCATGCCGCTGGTGGGCTGCTTCATCCATAAATACACCATCCCAAGCGCCGGAGCGACCAGCGTTCTCATTTGCTGTAGCGCCTTGAATTACTGATCCAGTACGCTTGTTGTAGATCACCATGTGGTTGACGACAAACTCGTCTCGCCACTTCTTGGGCAATCGATCGATGATATATCCGGCTTTACCGAGGATTGAGTTGGGCGTCCGCTTCTTGTCGTGTACGAATTCTTCCTTTTCCGAAACGACCAGATAAGCGTGCTCAGCTCTAAATATCAATGCCCATACCAGTGCAATAACGACTGTCCAGGTAGCCTGCATCTGGCGAGACTTTTCCCACAGAACGGATTCACCATCTTGGAAGCGCCTGAAGAATTCCTTTGACCATTCATGGCAGGGAAACGGTGCAGGGCCGGAAGGCCGGGTTGTTTTGTTCAGCGTGACACAGAAGTGCTTAGCGAATATATCAAGGCGGGTGACTGAGAGCATCATCAGCGCACTGTTGATCACTCTATCGGCTCTATCCTTAGCCTCTCGGCTAATCCTCAGTATCGGCTTCTTCATCTTCAATCACTTCTGCGTCCTCGATGTCTGCCTTCAGTGCTTCGATCAATGCAGCCGCATCAAGTTTATCTGTGCCGGGCTTCATGCTGTTGATCATGGCGATTAGAACTTGAGTGTCGGCGGCTTCCTCTGCCGTCTGAACGCCGTCTGTCATCGTAGCGAATAGCTCATGGAGATACGTGGCCGGAACTAACTTCATCATCGGGATGAGGACTTTAACAAAGTAGCCTGCTGGGTTCACTAGAGCTTGGGCTTGCAACTTGGCAACGAATTCTTTTCTGGTCTTGGGATCCTTGATTGCAGCCAGCGGCATCACTGCAACATCCAGAACATTATCCGTGAACATTTTCCACTGATGGCCCTTTTTGGTCGAGAACTTCCGGCCCTTCTTGCTTCCAGGCTTCGGACCATTAGGCCCACCGATACGAGTGTCGATTGCCTTCTGGGTCTGCTGCTTCGGCTCTTGCAACCCTCCTGGTAATGTCATAAACACCCCCGCTTCCGTAAAGGTTACTCGCCCATAGTATTAGTGCCACATGTCACTCTATGTCAACCACCATGGATCTGGCCCCATTTATACCCCATAAATAATTTCGCGCTCTTGGGCGGACACTTCGCACGACATATCTTCCTGCATAATCCCCCTATGTTCTTGTAGGCATGTGCTTTAGGCTGAACACGTCCCGAAACGTTTTTATATGCAGATACAGCAAACCCCCGAAACGTCCCGGGTATGCAGAACGATTTCGAGGGCTGCTGATCGAGAAACCGTGAGCGATTTCGTCAAAGGGTAACCGATAGCACTCTTGGTTGGTCGCGTCAAGGTTGGCGTGCCATCACAGCTCGAATCCACCTAGATCAAGACCGCATTCCAGGGACCCCAAGCCGGTGCCAGATTTCTCGCTTCCTTTTTCCAAGCAGCAGATATTGAATGAGTCTCCAGGAGCCAAGAACATCTTTTTTAATTCCTCGATCCCGCCGACTTCACCAAACGACCCAATCAAATATGACTCGACTCGCCTGTTGGCCGACAAATTAGCAGACGTAAATATGATAATTTCATCGTCTATTAGAGCCAGCTTGGAGTGATTCTTGATCTGCTTAAAAGTGAATCCTGATAAATTTCTAGATCTGCCAACTATAGCCTTGTAAGCATCTGAATTCAGCTGCGAATGAGATGTATCGGCGACTAGCAGTACATGCTCGAATGCTCGAATCAACCTGTCAACCTGCTTGACTCCAAAGCCGTACGATGACACATAACACGTTTTCCCAGTGACTATATTTTCCAGGATAATATCGGCAAGATTCCTTCGGCTGCCGTCGACCAGGAAAACACGCATTATCTGAACACCCACTTGAACACATCGATCATGCCGAGGATGGCGCAGAATCCTACGAAGAGCACTATCAGCCAGAAGAGTGTGGCGCCGATCCGCCCGCCTATTTTAGCGGCCCTCGGCTTTTCTTCATGCCCGCACTCTGATTGCCTGGGCGGCACCTCGTGCATCCTGCCCCGTGACCTGAGTCTGTGCCTTTTGTTTTTCGACATCTTGGCCATGACCACCTCCTCTACTCTTCCGGGTCATCGAACTTCGCCCACCACTTGGGATCCTCGAACTCCACGGCGTCTGCTATCGTTTCCCACTGGCCTTTTTCGGTACCGTCCGGGCGGAACTTGACCCACTTGCACAGGCCGACGAGCTGCTTGTCCGGGTTGTAGAGCAGGACCGTGGCTCCATCTCTCGGGGCAGGCATGGCATCCATCAGCTGCCACTGGAATACGGCAGTAATAATTCTGCCTGCCATTGCTTCCTCTATTATGCACTTGCCGTCACTCAAGCCCTGATTATATGCACCGATCTGGTCAGCTGCCATCTTGTTGGCCGGCTTCACCGGCTCTGGCGGTTGTGTCGGAGTCTCGGCCTCCTCCTTCGGGTCAGAATGACGCCAGGCATCATATCTCTCATCACCGTACGCCTCCCGCCCATCAACTACCGATTTTGCTGTCATGGTCCTTCTCCTTTGGTTTTGTTTGATTTTCGATCACGCGGACTCTGTATGCTAGCCCGGCCAGAATCACTAATATGAGTAGCTCCCCGAAACTCATCTGCTGACATCCTCAAGTATTTTATTGAATAGTCTGGTCGTCTTTTTCTCTAGCTTGACCAGATCTCTGCATAAGTCGTGAGTGCCGCGTTCCTCAGTCACTACGATTCGGCATGCGAGGGCAATCATGGCCAGATCGTCGCCGCTCAATTCGACGTGTACAACGCGCTTTGCTGCTTTCTCCATCAACGCCCTATCCATTAAGCCACCGCCATTCTCTTCCTGTAATTCTCCCGGCACCGCTTGTTGTCGCACTCGATGCACTGTGGAATGACTCCACCGATTGCACTGTTTCTGTTTATATAAAACCCGGTATCTACTGGTTTTGTTTCTCCGCATGT